TTGTTGGTGGTAATCATCAGATAGATAAGATGCAGGGTGGTCCTCAGAAGAGAGAGGATGCTAAGATAGAAGCAATTCGACAGGTAGTAAGGGAAGAAATCTATATACAGTTAGTTAATAACTGGCCTAAGAGTTCTGGACCTGTTAAGGGTCTTCAAGTTCCTAAGCAAGACTATCGTGAACAAGTCCCACAACAGTAAGGATAGGGTTATAGACCTTATAAGGTTTGTAATATTTTTCCAGTTAGCAATAGTAGGGGCAACTATATTTGGATGCTTTATGCCTAATAAGGTATGTGATGCTGATGTGAAGCAACACATTGCGAATATGATGACTGTTATAACTACTTCTACCTTTGCATTATATGCTGCTGAAAAATGAGTCATCCTAACGGTTACACCAAAGAAGATATTAAAAGGATCTTAGGATCATCATGGCCAACTATTGATCCAAATCATGAGACTGGTAATCAGAAAAGAAGGAGAATAGGTAATGAGATAAGAGAAGGGAAGAGACCTAAACCCACATACCCATCAGCAGAGTCAAGGGCAAAGTTACCTAACTTTGATGAGAATGGCAAATACATTTACCCAGAAGGATCTGGATTTAATTATATGAAATACTTGAAAGATAATCCAAACTCAACAGAGGCAGGAACTTATGGATCTAAAGTCTCTTAAAAAGAAGTGGACTGATATAACTATTGCTCTTGCTTTACCGTTGGTTATATGGAATGGTGCTACTGGCATCTATAATCAATGGGAAGAAGTGCAAGATGAAAAAGATGTTCCAAGGATGATTGCTGCTCAGAGATTTGATGATATGTTATTTGTTTGGCATATGTGGTGTAATGATGCTATATCAACAACTGATCAACCTGATGAAGGTGTAAAAACTGCTTGTGAACAGATCCCACCAGTAGGTACTTCTTATGAAGAGTTTCAAACTTTTCCAAAAGATTCTTTTGTTTTTGGTAATAATTCATCAAAAGAATTAAGAAAAATTGCTGCAGATGAATATAAGATACCTTTTATGGTTGACACTGCAGACGATGTTATAACTCAACGTTCAGCAAAGCAAACATTTGATATTGTGATGGGACATATATTTAATCCTATAAAAGATTTTAAAGATGGTGTAGGAGATATAGTAAATAAGGTTTGGTCTACATACGTATATGATAAGGTGCGTTAAATGAGTCCTATCAATAACATACGTCGTGTTACAACTTATGATGCTTCTATACCTCATACTAATAACGTACAGGTAAATGGTGCGAATCAAGTATATCCAGTAAATGTGAATGGTATACCATTAACTAATACTAATTTAATACAAGTTGATGGTGCTGATAATATAAAAGTAGATGGTAATGAAGTACAATTTGTGCAAAATATTGAATCAACAGACGCAAATATAAGACCTATTGGTATAGGAGCTATTGCTGATGCTAGAGTGTTTATGAATAATACTCCAACAGTAGTTCCTCCAGTTGTTCCTGTTACTGAAGTTATAGGAACTCCTGTAGTTAATATGCCAGGTTGTTGGTCGATGATGACCCTAAAGGTAATACAGTATTGTGTGATGCTGGTGCTCCTTATTATGAACCAGCAGACTATGATTATAGAGGACTAACTTGGCAGACTGTATATAATGAATCAGATGAAACACCTGAAGGTATTGATACTGGAGATCCACCCACACCTGATATACCTGATGCTCCACCAGCACCTGAAACACCAGGTGAAACTGCTGGAAAGGTAGAGTGTCCTCCACCCAATGCTAGACGCATAGGTGATAGGAATCAGAAGGGTGATGAGCAAGTAAAAGAATATAAACTAACACCTGATGGTAAAATCTGTGAGACTATCTGGGAACCTGTTCCTATAGTAGATCAGTATCTACCATCTATAGGTGTGGTAACAACTACAGCAACGATTGCTACTGTTGCGACTGCATCCGCCCTATTTGCCAAACCCCTAGCAGATCTGATCCTGAAGGCTGTGAAGCCTGTTGTGAAGAAGGTAATTGGGAAGATTCAGAAGTTGTTAGGGAAGAAAGAGGAACGCCGTCCAAACTTATCTGAGAGGATGACTGAGAAGTATCGAGAGAAGAAGGGACTTCCACCTCTGAAGAAGAAGGGTTAGTCCAATTAGGTTGTGGTATCTGGTGTTCATGTGGTTCTACCTTTCCACCAGGTGCTCTTACAACTACGTCAGCACAGATAGAATAATAAGGTGACTTAGGATGGAACATAATACCAGCCTTCATTAATTCGCCACAATTTTTGAGACGAGCGATCTCAAAGTCTAATCTTTTATTAGCAACTGCCTGAGTAGTCATTGCAATTTGTTGATCTGCTGCTTGGATACATTGCCTTTGTAGTTTTCTATTCAATGGTATAGAAAGAGTAGCAGAAAGACCAGCATTGAATGACTGGTTTGCTCTCATATCAGTACGCACTGGTTTAAACCATGATGGTGTCATCTCTCCACCAGCATCAACTACATCAGGGACACCATTAGGACTGTCTATATCTTGAATGATAGAGATGTCTGATCCATCAGGGAACCAACGGATTGTTTCTCCAGCAGTATTTCCATCTGTTCCATCAGAGACATATGTTCTATCATCATACCAATCTTCCCACGGGTAGTTCTTGACGGTAACATATGTT